ACGATAAAGACTTCTTTACCTGCTACCATTTCTTCGGCTTCGATTACCGTACCGTTCTCTAAAGTCGCTTGCGCTAACTCTACAGCTACTTCTTCGGCTTTAACTTCTACAGATAGAAGCTCTTTAGCCTTGCTTAAAATTTCTGTTGCGTTCATATATATGTTAATTAATCTCGAGTTATATTATATATAATAAGATATATACTCTTTTGTTACGTTTTTAAGTGCAGGATGTATATCCGGTAACTCCGGAAGTAGTAGTGGTTATAGTAAAGTCTGCGCTTCTAAGCGTTGCCGAAGGCTCTACTAGAAAACCAGGAGAGTGTCCCGTCTGACATAGTATAGGTTCGCCAAATATTGGCAATTCCCCTATTAAAGTTCCGTGTCCTTGTACTATACGGTAAGAACCAAATCCCGTTCCGCCATATCCGCAATGGTTTGTTTGGCTTCCTGCTCTACCTTGTACTATATAAACCTCATCGCTCATAGTTGGTACGTCTGCGCTTCCTAGGTGTATAAATTCTATGTTAATTAAGGCGTCGTTAGTTTGTAAACTACACGCTTGAGAATGCGAAAGTGATTGACCTAAAGCGTATCCATATTCGTCTTGCTGATATCTAACCCAGAACGATTTAACTGCCGACTGCGTTACCGTCTTACTACAAGCTAAAGTAGCTCCCGTATTACTATATCCAGAAGGTACGGTTACGTTAATAGTAATAGTTCTAGACGTATCCGTATTAACGTGCCCACTAAATGAAGTAGGGCTTATACTCGCTACCGTTCCTATATCTACGCTAGGAGTAGTAATAGCTCCTTTAAAGTCTACCGCTAATCCCGTAAAAGTAATATCGCTACAAGCTAAAGTCGGCTGACTTCCCGGCTGTGTAGCCGTCGTTGTACAAGCTAAGGTCGCTCCAGCGTTAGAATATCCACTAGGCACTGTAACGTCTACGGATAAGGTTCTTAAAGTATCTACCTCCGGATCGCTAAAACTAGCTGGAGAGGTAGCCGAGATAGTACCTATATCTATCGTAGGTAAGGTTATTACTCCGTCGTAGCTTACGGCGAAACCAGTAAAGGTTATATCGGAGCAAGATAAGGTAGATAATACTGGGGCTGACTGTATAGCCGTAGTAGTACATACTATTTCTTCGGTTGCGTTACTATATCCCGAGGGTACGGTAATAGTTACTGATAAAGTTCTAGAAGTGTCTTCCGTTACCGAAGTAAAAGAAGCAGGACTAGTAGAAGCTATAGTACCTATATTAGTAGTAGGTAAAGTAATTACTCCTTGATCCGATACGGAGAATCCGGACAGTATTAAACCAGTACAGTTTAAAGGACTTAATCCGTTTACGCTATATACGTCTTCGCTTCCGTCTACGAAGACTATAGTACTAGATCCTCCTCCGGTTAGTCCTCCGATTCCTTGCGAGTTACCGTCGCAACAGTCTATTCTATAAGTACCGTCTGCGCATTGGCATCCTCTTCGTCCGCTCTTAGGGTAGGGAGTTCTTTCCATTAGCTTAAACTAGCGTTTTGAGTTCTTTGTATAAAGTATATTATATCCCATATTTCAGCCGTCCCTCCGTGGGACTGTATTTTTAACTCTACGCCGTCAGCTATAAAGCTAGAATCTGCATAGTATTGTACTAAAATATGCTCGTTTTGTTCTACGTCGTTACCTTTATGAAATACTACTACGCCAGATACTCTTTCTATATCCCCTGCGCCTACTAGCCTCCAATCTAAATGCGTCTGGTTAGCGTTAGGAGCTTCCGCTTTAAATACAAAAGTAAAGATATAAGCGTCGTTAGTATTTTCGGCTATTATTTTTTTAGAAGTACTATTATAAAAATCTAGAGAAGTATGGCTTCTTACTACGTTATTAGCATTATTAGGCATTACTACCTCTACTTGGTCGGTAAGTGATAACTTATTAGAAGACGTATACTCGCTATCGTCGTATCTAGTCCATCCTAAAGACTTAACTCCTCCCTGGGGGTATACGATTACGTTATTATCTCCGTGACCCATATAGAGAGCTTCGTTAGTATGAAGCATCGCGCCGTCTTCTATATTTACGCTATCGACCTCATTTTGGTCTGTATGCTGTACGTGTACTTTATACGAAGTATTTTTAGTAGTAGCCATATTAGTCTATCGGTACGCAGTTAGGCACTTTCTTTCCGTTCTTCATTTTATAACCTATCATCTCGTAGCCGTCGTAGCAAGGAGCTTTAAGGTTTTCTTCTAAAAGGTCTAGTTCTCTAAGTTTAGATCCCGCCCATCTTAGACCGGCTTTACCGCCCCATAATAGATAAGAGATAGTACCGCAGGCTTCGTTGTCTCCTTCGTCGTAGTATTCACTAGCTCGACTTAGGTAGGAGAACATCCTTTTTATCGTTTCGACACTTACGGCATTTCCTTGCGCAAGTTGCTGGGCACGTACTTTCCCTACCTGCGTTGCGCATTTGTTGTTTACTTTCTCGTTTAATTCTATTCCTCTTTTAGCGTTATTACTTACGGCTTCCGGGTAGTCTGCGTAAGACTCAAGCTCTGTACCAGAAAGTACGGTCTTTAATTCTTCTAGTAAAAAATCTTCTTCTACTGATTCCCATTTTGATAGTTCGTTAGGTTCGTTTGGTCTTTCGGCTTTATCGGCAAAGTATCCTTCAATGGAGAATCCTTTTACCTTACCGGTCTTTACGTAGTTATTCCATACGTCGTCGTTTAGTACTTTCATAGAAAGCATCCAAGTACCCAAAGGTACGTCCATTCCGTATAGAGTAGTCTTATCTTTATCTTTATCTTCTACTATCCAAGACTCTACAGCTACTAGTCCGGTTAGGGGTAGTTCGTGTTCTAGAGTAGATTTATTATAGTTTCCTTTTATAAAGAATAGCTCCGAAGCCTTTCTTACCGTTTCTCTAGAGAAGTAGATATAGTACTCCTGCTCCTCGTTACGTCTATATATCGGTTTATTAGGAATAAGAGCTGCTCCCATTAAGATCCTCTTTTCTTTGTTTACTTCCGCAAACTTAAACTCCGTAGATTTAAGAGCTATAAAATCTTCTTCTATGGCAGGGTTCTCCACTATTGATACTGCTTCTATTCCTGATACTTCGTCGCTTTCGTCTATAAATAATTCTATAATATCCATATATTAAATAATAAGATTTCTTCTTTTTTGTTATCCTAGAGAAGCCGACTCTACGATATTTCTATCTAATCCTTGAGCGGTAGTAACGTCGTTAGATACTACGTAAGCTTTTACGGGTTTATCTTCTTTTCCGGCTACCGTCTGCGCTAACTGACTCTCTGGAGCTGCTCCTACTACGTTAAACGCTGGAGGCTGTTGAGGTGCTCCCCCTCTCGAAGCTCCGGCTGGTGCTCCTCCTCCTTTAGCAGGCTTAGGTACGGCTAGTATAGATTTAATCTGTACTGCGCTAAATGCTCCCGCTATTCCCGCTTGTATAAACGGATAAGCCGGAAATACGGTTGTGATAGGAGAATTACTTGCAGTAGTAAAAGCGTTCTGTACCCCTTCTATACCCGAGATAGTAGCGGAAGCTAGAGCTGCAGCTTTTCCTATCGCTGATCCTTCTCCTGCTAAGGCGGTTATTGCAGCTAATCCTTGTTTTGCTTGGTCTACTTTTGCATTTGCTACTGCTTCGTTTAAAGCTTTCTCGTCATCTGCGTCTTTCTTTTTTCTAGCTTGTAACTTTTTTAGACTTTCTGCGACGTTCTCGTTACTTCCTAGAGTCATTTCTTCTCTACGGGTAACGGATTTCTGTAGCTCGTCGTCTAATCCTTTACGTAATTCAGCGAATCCGTCTAGCTCGGCTTGTCTTTCCGCTGCTCTTTTATCCATATCGGCTTGTCTAAGCCCGGATATCTGCGAGTAAAACTCTCTTTTTACCGCTAGAGATTGGTTTTCTAAGGATATTACGTCCGCTTGTAACTGCGCCTCTTCGTCTAAATCTTCTTTCGTAGACTTACTTAAAGAATTTTCTGCTATTTTAATATCTAACTTCTCTTGTGCTAAGGCTACTTGTCTAGAGTTTATCTCTGACTCGATAGCGGCTGCTTGTTCTAAGAATTTAATTCGCTCGTCGCTAGTAAATTTATCTACTTGAGCTGCTTTAGTTCTCAGCTTTTCTAATCTTCCAGATGCCCTTTCTCTATCTACTAGTAAGTCTCTTTCTTTCTTAGCTACTTCGGCTATACGATCTGCTAACTCTCCGGCTAGTTTTATTTCTTTAGTAGTCTCCTCTCCAAAGTTTTTTACGCTTTCTTTAAATTCGTCAAAGGCGATCTTAGCAGCGTCAAAATTTCCTGATAGTACTTCGGATATAACTTTTCCAAAATTAGAAACTAGATCTCCTAAATTACCTATAACAACTCCGAAAGTCTTCATAGCTTTCGTTAGTTTATTCTGTCCTTCTTCGCTACTCTGGAAGTAAGTTACTAAAGAGCCAACAGCTATTACTAGTAATCCTATACCTGTAGAAGCTATAGCTACCTTTAGTCCTTTAAATCCAGAGGAGAGTCCTTTAACTCCTCCTAGGAAGTTTTTAAATCCAGAGATAGCTCCTCCGGTCATATTATCTAATATTCCCGTAAGTCCTGCGGTCTCTTCCGCTAAGTCTTCCGTTGCTTCTTTAGCATCTATAGTAGCGTCCTTAACTCCCTCTATTCCTTTTACGGTTTTCGCTATATCTTTTTGAGAAGCTCCTGCTTCTATTTCCATAGATACTACTATCTTTTCTGCCATCTCTCTAGTTTTACTAGTTTATATCCTTCTTTAATCGTTTCCGGGAGTTTATTACCCCCTAGAGCTATATAGGTATAGTCTCCTACTACCTCTTCTTTCTTAGCTATCTTTAATAATTCTAATATATTTCCTATCATATCGTACCTGTCCAGTCTACCGTTACTTTATTACTATCGCAGGTAATGTATTTTTTATCTACCGTATCCGCGAAGTACTTATCTTGCTCTTCTATTACCGTATCTCTTACTTCGTTTATAAGCTCTAGGTTACTTAACCCGGTACTTAGATCCGTAGTAATAGTATTTATCTTATAGAGTCTATCGTATATTATAAATCTATCCGCTAGAGTAAAGTTAAGGAGTACTCTAAGAGGTAGATAAGCTTTAAACTTACTTAGTCTTCTATTCTTTTTAAAAGTATCCCCTATATAAGAATCGTAATAAGTCTTATATAAAGTACTCTCGAATACAATACCAGCGTATTCGTTTACTTCCGCTTTAAAGTTAAGGTTCTGACTCTCTGTAATACTTACGCTATTAGACGGGATATAGTAGTCGTTTATAACCTCCTTACTAGAAGAGGTCTTTACTATTCCTATATCCGTTCCGTTAGTAATCTTAACGGCGTAAAATAAAAGAGGCTCTCCTAGGTACGTCTCTTGCTTTATATCTACTGACCAACCCCATTGGGCGTCTGTATAAGTTCCATTCGTATCTATTAGTCTTTCGAATTTATGATGCTCGAAAGGTAACTCTAAGGTATAGGTATCACCCTCTACTACGGTAAGCCCTTCGTAGTTTTCTTCTCCCCAAGTAAAGCCGAATAACTCTTTATGGTTCTCGCTAAAGAAGCTCTCCGTTCCTTTATAAGAGAATCGTATCCTTCTATAAGGCATAAGATTATCTATAGTAGATTCCGTATTATCTAGATAAGAGGTTAGATCGTAAGTATTTTCGCTCTGTCTATAGAACTCGTCTAAGGGCTTTACTACTATCTGACCGCTATCGTCCTGAAAAGCGGTTAAGTTAAACATCTTAAATAATCCGGTAATAAGGTCTAATACTCTTACCTCCGGAGTCTGTAGAGCTATCTCGAAATTAGCTTGGGTAGTTACCGTAGCGTTACCGAAGAAAGTTACTGTTCTATTATTAACCCCTACCCATTGGTCGTTCATATAATTACAACGAATCTCTAGCTGAAAGTCAGCACTAGACTCTGACTCGAAGAAAATTCTATAAGTACCGTTAGGGAATTTTTCTCTAAAATCGGTAGATCCTAGCTCTATATTACCGTTAGCTCCGTCTACCCTAGTATGTTCTTCTCCGTCTACCTCTACTATTACGTTGTAATTAGTAGCGTCGGTACTTACTTTAATTAAGTACTGTTGTGCGTCTCTATCGTTATCTTCTTTTCTAAACTTAAAAGTTTTATTCGTTATAAAGTCTCTCCAGAAGTCTTTATCATTGTTAGTTCCTTGTAGTATTTGCTTAAATCCACTAGCTTGGCTTCTTATCTTATCCTCTTCTAAGATACCTCCCTCTTTTCTATGTAGCCATAGGTATAGATTATAGAAGCTAGGGTTACTAGCGTTAAAGAAGTCCCCGCTAAATCTTAGATTATACTTCTTTTCTATAGCTTTTATAAGGGCGTAAACTCTTACGGCAGGCTTTAGCTGTTCGTACTTAGCCCCTTGTATAACTCCGGTAGCATTATGTAGGTTACCGCTTTGAGACTCCGGAGCAGAACTATCGTAATAGAGTCTCTGGCTATGAGTTATTAAAGGAATTATAACTGCGTCTGGGTAGTTTACCCCGTCTATAGTTACGTCTAATCCGTCCTGCAGGTAGTTTATTACGTTAGTAGAGTTATACTCGAAATTAAAATCGTAGAGAACGTCTAAAGCTCCTAGCTTATCGTCGCTTAGAAGATCCTTCATATTTATAGTATCCCCGAAAAAGGTAACTCTATACGTATGCGCCTTACCTCCTTTTATACTAGCTCCCTCTAGTTTTATCTTACCCTTCTTAAATAGCTGATGGTTAAGGTATATCTCTGCGCTCTTCTTAGTACCGGCGTCGAATCCTACTATACTATAGTTATAGAAATGCTTAAAGATTTTATTATTAATCTTAGACGCAGGTACGTTAAAGGTTTTAGAGAAGTCGGTAAATATCTTAGATATGTCCCTTACGTTCTGTATCGTCTGGGTTAAAGATACTGACTCATCTTCGAAAAGCTCTATAGCTTCTCCCTCTACGTATAGTTGTAGTTTTAGCATCTATCTAATATTATTAATCTTACTAAAGGCAAACTCGAAGTCTACGGTATAGTTAATAGTCTTATCGTTTAGCCCGGTCTTATAGGTTAAGGATTTCGTCTTAGGTAGAATAGGCAAGGTTTTATTTTCCCATCTTATCCATACGTTCTCCGATAGTAGAAGCTCTTCTATCGCTTCGTTATACTCTTCTCCTACGAATCCGGTATTTAAACTTATACTCTTTCTAGAGTCTACGTTATATCTATTCTCTTGTCCTTTATAAGTAGGATATGTAACCGACGTAGTATTAATAGTATTTACTTTATACTTCTCGTCCGATACGCTCATAGACTCTACCGCTTTCTTAAAGAAGTAGATATCCTCGTAAGCTCCGTGCTTATTTACGAAGGTTACTTTATAAGGAGTGTATTTAGGTTCGCAGATACGCTTAATGGTTACCGTTTTTAATAGAGTAGTATCGTCTGTATCGTATACTCTAATACTCGTAGCCGAAGCAGGGATAGTTAAATACTGTATCTTCTGGTTACTATTTCCGTTATCCGTAATCTGCGTATCCGTAGAGTCGATAGTTACCTTACCTACTCCCTCGGCGAATATCGGAAACTTACCGGTAGTATTCTCGGGTAGATAAATAGTATTAACCGATATAAGAGCGTTATCGCTCCCTTGAGGGTTTATACCTTCTTCGAAATATCCGTATCCGTCTAAGGCTACATAATGGTTAGTAACCGGGCTACCCGAAGCGAACTCGTTTCCGTCTGTATCGAAAAGGTTAGTAACGGCGGTAACCCATTTAGCAGAGCTAGTATAGTCGTTATTAAAGTCGTGTTCTATAAAGTCTCTTACTAGATCGCTTATCTCGAATAAGATATTGTCCTGCCCGGATATCCTACTCTTAGAAAGCTGGTATCTAAGATTACTAGCGGATTGACTTCCTGAAGTTCCGTCGTATATATATAAGTTAAGTACTGCTCTATCTAAAGTCGGCATAATTAATTACTATTTAGTTCTATAAAAAAAGGGCTTCTAGTTTTTATTCTCATCACGTACAGTTAGTATTTTGGTTTATAGCGTAGGCTAAGTTAAGAGTTCCCATTACCGTCGGTACTGTCCCGGTATATACGCAGATCACTTGGTTAGTCGCAGCCGGTACGTAAAGAGTCGTATTAGTATTACTACAATCTTGATAATTTACGAAAGCTTGATCTGTCGGGTGGGGGTTTCTTACCTGCCAGTTTTTACAGTTATTATCTACTGTAGGAGTTCCTTCCTGCGTTACTTGTACTACGCATCCTATTTCTGAACTAGTCTCGCTAGGCGGTCTATGAGTAGCCGAGTTATAAGTTACGAATACCGTTACGTTATGTACCGTATCTTCTTCTACCGTAGTAAAGCTACTAGGCTCTATACTATCGAAAGTACCTACCGATACCGTAGGGTTAGTTACCGTACCGTCCGCTGCTATAGCTAACCCGGTTATAGAAGTCTCTGCGCAGGTAAATACGGGAAGCACTACCGGAGGAGCTGCCTCTACTTCTTTAATCGTAAAAGGGGATCTCGCTTTTATTATACTCATACCTTCTTAGATTTTATATCTACTTTTCTAAGGCTAGACTCTAAGAAGTCTACTACGTCTTTACCGTACGCTTCTCTTAGATCCTCGTCTAGGTTCTCGAAAGCTTTCTCAAAAGGCTTAGTAAAGAACATAGAAGCTTTAATACCTTTATTCTTTATCGAGTTCGCTAATATAAAGCCTATACTCTTATAGCTTAAATAACGACCTTTAACGTCTCTAAATCTTAATCTCTTAGACTTAGCCCAGTTACCTAGTTTCCCGGTAGCGGCTTCTACTCCTATTAGGTTAGAAGAAGTCTTATAAGAGAAAGGAGTATCTCTATTCTCTACGTAGTTACTCTTAACTCCTTTTACCCCTTTATCCTGATAGAGTCCATACTCTTCCATCGTAAAGTCTATATTTACTCGAGTATCGTCGAAGGTTACCTTACCGTCTAGGCTATCGTATAGCTCTCTAGAGAAGTTCTTTTTACCTTTACTAAGGTTAGTCCTCGCCTGCTGTATAACGTACTTTTTAAAAGCCGTTAGAGTAGATATAGTATTTCCCTGCTTTAGCATATCGTCATATCGTTTTGTACTACTACGTCTATAGTAGCTACCCATCCGGCTAGTTTATTCTCGAAGCGATCTACGAAAGGCTCGCAGGTTACGTCTCCTTGTACCTGGTATTTCTCGCTATATAAGTCTCCTCTCTTTAGGATTACTATAAGTCTATTTAATACCGCTAACTGCGTATTAAGTACGTCCTGCTCGTTATCGTTTCCTTTAAATAGATCGGTAACCTCTTCCTTAGATATATCTACTATATCCATCGATAGGACGCTTATATTAAACGTCAGCGTATTAGAGCCTACCGTAGTATTATTTACTATTACGTGAGAGAGCGGAAAGATAGTAGACTTATTTAAGTCGATATCGTCTATACTTCCGAAGCTAACCGTATTAACGAAAGGCTCGGCTATTAGAGTATCTTTAATCTTTTCCGTTACGTTATAAAATCCTTTCATCTTTTAGCTTTAATTAGTTCGGTCTCTATTTCGTTTTTCTCTTTCTCGAAGGCTAGATATAGAAGACTCTCGTGTATATTTAATTTAGTGACTTCGTTAAATCGTAGAAGGTCGCCTTTAGCGATTCCATATATTGATTGATAGAATCCCCACTTTCTTCCAAAACTTGCCGTTCTTGAGTAGTTAGATTCTCCGGTAATTCCTTCTTCAAATAGTTCAGGGTAGTTTTTAATAACTCGCTGCTTAAAGCGTAAAAAAAAACCGTAGTACCAAATACGATATTTAAGGGAAGCTCTTTAAACTTCTCTGCGTTCTTAAATCCTCCGTACTCTTCTATAAGGTATCTACCTTTTAACTTATTCGTAATAGGTCTATAGAGTACGCTCATAGCTTTATGCATATTCTCCCAGTCTCCGAAGGTATCGTCTAGGTCTACGTACTCGCCTAGAGTCATATCGTCTAGGTTAGGTATAAAGCCGTACTCTACCCCTTTAAATGTAAAGGTAGGAGTAAGCTCCGGAGCCTCTTTAAAGACTTTATTAAGTATAGCTATAATCTCAGAGACGGAGCTGTATTTAATCTTAAGGGTATCTTTAAGGTCTAGACCGCAGAAGATCTCTACAGTCTTATGTAATAGGAAGGAGCTATCCTCGTTATCTTCCGTATTTACTTTACTAAATTTCTGATACTGCTCTAGAGTTATATCCTCTAAGCTAGTAGGTACGTTTATTTCTACTTGCATATATATATAATAAATTTATCTAAGTATTGTATAAAAGAAAAGAGGTAGTATTTCTACTACCCCTCTTCGCTGTTAACCAATCTATCAAACAATGAAAATATAAGATACCTCTAATATATAAAACTTTTTTAATAATTCCTATAAGCCCATAGATAAACTTCATTTATTTTATTTAGTAGCTCGTCTGGCTTTCTCTGTGAGAAGACTTCTCCGTTGCCTTTTATACGGTCTCCTCTTACGTCTACCTCTAGTCTTACGTCGGGGAGTTTCCCGGGTTTTAGAGGTACTAGTATAACGTAGATACCTTTCTCCCAGGAAGCCTTCCTAATCTTTACGGGATCTATTAGTAACTCCATATATAAAGAGCGGTATATAAGGCTATATAATAACCTATAAACATCATCCCTAAAAAAAGTAGGGTCTCTATCGCAGCTCTCTTTAAAGCTTTGCGATTATCTTTAGCTGTAATCTCTTTTATAATTTTACTCATATCTTTTTAATTTAGTTTATAACGTTTTTGTTATAACCAGGAAGCATCGGAGCAGTCTCTACTACAGAACCCCTCGCTTATTACTTCCGTTCCACATTCCGGGCATTCGTATTTAAATTCTCTGCTCTCTAAGTATCTATCGTATTCGTCTTCTATATAACACATATTATATCTTTTTTTATTATGATGCTAATATATAGGTTTTTTTATTAATAACCTAGTACTTATTAACTTTTTTAATAAATAAAGTAGCTTCCCTTATTCGGGTTCTCGAGAGTATCGGTAAAGATATACCTAGCCGCGTCGATACAATCCGGGTGGCTTCCGGAAGGTTTATTAAGAGTATTCCCTTCTTTATCGGTAGCCCATATATATCCCTGAAGCTCTCTCTTTAAGTTCTTACTTCTCCGAGTAACGTAGATATCGTTTTGGTTTATTAGGTTTATCCCGTAGACTACGGAATCTCTTCCCTTAGATACTCCGGTTATTCTATGTCCGTACTGCGATAATTCGGCGATACTCTTCGGTTCTGCGGAATCCGCCACTATAGTTTCGGTTATCCCTTCGGAAGTTAGAAACCTAGATATATCTCTATTAAGTAGTCCTTTCTTATATAGTACCTCATCGAAGATATAGGAGTCGTTATATTTATATAGAGCTATTACTGTAGTCGGATCTACGGAGTAGCCAAAATCTAGTCCATATCCTAGTAGTCTCGCTTCTTCGGGTACTCCTCCTATCTCTTTCCAGTCCGGGATACAAGCCCCCTCTAGAGAACCGATTTCGCCGAGACCATATACACGCCACCAGTTTGACCAGTACCTAGAGGTCTTAGCTTTATCCTTAGCCTTCTCTATTTCTTTTACGATACTATCCGGTAGGCTATCGTTATCTTTATAGGTAAGCGTTACGAAGTCGCTATCCTCTCCACCTATTATTTCTTTATCTACCCAGAAGATAGAAGCCGGGTTATAATCGAGCCATATAGTTCCGGAGGTACGTACCGCCAACTGGCTATAAGCTTCGAAGGGTACGTTATTACACTCATTGACGTATAAGTCGGTACGCCTAGCTCCTCTTAACTTGTCCGGCTGATCCGTACTAAAGAACTCTATATAACTTCCGTTACTAAATACGTATTTTAAGGTACTTCTATTAAACTTACTTTCGCTATACCTATTAAGACCTTTAAGGATATTAAGAAAGTCCTTTAGAGCGCCTCTACGAAGGTGTGGTATACTCTCCGATACTACGCTTATCTCTTTACCGGGATTCTTTATAGCGTAATCTATTAGAATTAGAAGTATACATATAGTCTTCCCTGCGGAAGTTCCACCTCTAACTACTCTTATACGTTTATCTAATATTCGTAGCTTAGATAACGCTTCTGTCTTTTTAACTATCATCTAGTCAAGAAAGAGCGGTAGATCTTCGTTAAGGTTTATATCTTTAGTCTCTCTAGGTTTCCCGGCGTAGTAGTTATAAAAGAGCTGTACGTATTTAAAGTCGCCGTTCTCTATTCCTTTTTTTAGAGCGTCAAAGGCTTTAGGTTCTAAGGGAGTTAGTCTCTCTATAAGCTCTACCTCTTCCACTTTAGACTTTCTTCCGGCGGTCTTATGTCCTCCGTTATTC